AGGACGGGTTTTAGGATTTGCGTAAAAATTACTTAACCATCTTGCTGCGTCTTCAGGCGATTTAATAAAACCGACTTGGTTTTTATATAGTTCTAAAGATTTTTCAGCCGTACCAATGTCGCGGGCGCTAATCTCGCTTTGTTTTCCAATAATATCCATGCCTTTTAAGCCAACTTTGGACATTAATCGGCGTTTACCCTCATCGGTAGATATATCCCCACCCTGAGCGTAAAAGTCACGCAAAGCGTTTTCGCTTTCGTACCCTTGTTGCATTTGCCGCATCTGCATCATCTGCCCCATTTGGGCAAGCATATTGGGTTGCTCAATAGGTTTTACGCCTAGCGCAATGTTGGTGTCGAGTGCCATGATTTATTCCGATCCAAAGTAACCGCTAGTTGGTATGGAAGGCTGATAGTTAGCCGCGCCCGCACCGTACACATTATTAGCCCCATAAGTGCTATTTAACCCCGCAATAGTATTTGCTTGATTCCTACCCTGTAGCAAACTATTCATGTAATAAGTATTGGCAAGATTGCTAATGCCGCTCAACCCTTGGTTAAACGCATTAGCCCCACCGACAATGCCCGACGCTTGAGCGTTAGCACCGCCCGTCAACGCGTTGGTGGCGTTTGTGCCGTACGCGCCCAACACACCTGTTGTGCCCGCACCGTAGTTGCCATACGCCGTGTTCAAAGCGTTACCGGCGTTGCCGTAGATGCCTGATGCGCCTTGACCAAATTGACCAATGGCCTGACCACCGGCGCTGCCGTAGTTGGCACTTGCTTGACCTTGCATAGCCGCTGCACTTTGACCGGCGGCAGCGCCCGTTTGAAAAGGCTGAAGGGTATTGCCACGCACCGTTTGGTAGCGGTTAAACGCGTTGTTGTACTCTTGCGAGGCCATGTCTTGACCGTACGCTTGTGAGGCTTTTAAAGCATTGCCAGAGATGAGCCCGCCGCGCGCAGCAGCTTGACGATCGACGGCTTTTAACCCCTCAGACATACGGAAGCCGTAGCCTGGGTCTTTGTTGGCTAGGAAATCAGCGTTGGTAAAGTCTGCCGTTCTAAAACGACCGTAGTCTGCCGCACCCGTGTTACCACCAATACCCAATAGCGTATTGAGTTGATTGAGGTTAGCAACGCCTGATTCGCGGTATGGTGCAAAGTCTGCCCGCTGTTGTTCGTATATTTTTGCTTGAAAAGCCATTTGCTGATCAAGCGAGTCACGTTGAGCCAACAGTTGCTTGTCAACCGTTGCGCCTGATGCAGCAATTTGTTTGTCTAACGCTTCTTTTTGCGCGGCAAGTTGTTGCTGCGAAATCTGATACGACAGTTGCCCTGACTCTCTTGCGGCGTCAGCTTGAGTTTTAGCAGCGGCTCTTGCTGCGCTTGCACTGTTTGCGCTGCCTATTAACCCCGCGCCCGCGCTAATTACCGCCCCAGTAATAACTCCAGCCATGTTAATTCTCCGTTAAGACTAGCCTAGCATTATTGTTTGCCAACGCCAATCTTTTATCTAACAAACCACATTCAGGAATGACATAAAGTAGTTCTTCTATTTCGTCTATGTCGGTGCAGCCACTAGGGTTGTCGTAGATATCAACCCATACAAGTTCTTCGTTACCCACCCACCCGACTCGGCGCGTACCCGCTGGCGCATCTAACTCTAGCGGTGCGGTCAAGGTGTGAAGTTCGTCACCCAAGTTGACTGAAATTGTACCTTTTTCAAGTCTAACTTTATAGGGTGATTTATGCGCTGCGCCCACGATAACCGTGTTAGGCGGCACAATCATCGTGCGGATGTATTGCCCGTCTTTAAAAACGTGGGTCGTAACAATGTCAGCCTGTGGCATTTTCAAAAGTTCGTCTTGCAGAACGTCAATCTTTTGCTGCAAGGTTGGCTTTAGAAAGTCGAGGTCAAAGGTCACTTTCATGCTTCTACCCACAGCCAAGTCTGCGTATCCAACACCCAACCGGCACCAGGGTCGGGGGCGTAAAACACACCCACCACACCGCTTTGCACGACAGTCGTGTCTAGCGTATAGCCTAGCCCCGCATAATTGGCTCTGAGCGCTTTTGATTGGTCAGGGTCAGGCACGTCGGTATCGGGGATGTAGTAAATGTTGCCACGGGTGTTATACGACGTTTGCCACCACATAGATGGGTCACCCACAAGACCGGTGTCGATAAAGGCTTGATCGGCACGAATGACGTCATCGACAATACCTTTGCCGTCAACCAAGACAGGAACTTTTGCAAAGTAACTCATGTCTGCAAACTCGCTGAAGTATTAAAGACGTGAATTGAGTAGCCACCGACTAGCGAGTAAGTGCCACCGGTCATGCGTTGGGGGCCGAGGTAACGCAAGGCGATAAAGCCTGAACCTCCGGCGCTGCCGACCCCTGCGCCTGCCCCGCCACCACCTCCGCCGCCGGTGTTGGCTGAACCCGCATTGCCTGTACCACCGCTACCGGCTGATCCACCTGACCCACCACCGCCTGAACCGCCTGCGCCGTTATCGGAACCGCCGCCGCCGCCGCCTCGGGTAACCGCTGTGCCGGTAATTGACGATGAAAGTCCGGCACCCCCCGCACCGCCAGCACCAGCACCACCACCGCCATTTCCACTAGCGCCTGCACCTCCACCGCCGCCGGATCCCGAACTAGCACCGCCTGATCCCCCGTTATTGCCTTGACCGGATGTGCCTGAGCCGCCGCCGCCTGTAGTTCCTCCTTCAACACCTCCGCCGCCGCCTGAGCCACCGGTTTTTCCGTTGATGAAAGCGGCACCGCCGTCGTAATAGCCACCGCCACCACCGCCAACGGCGCTGATGCTGCCAAGCGAAGAGTTGCTGCCGTTTGTGCCACCTGGGCGACCACCGGCGCCGCCGCCTCCAATTACAATTGAATACAAAGTGCCGCTAGTTAAATTGGCAGTTCCAGCTTTGTAACCACCTGCCCCACCCGCGCCGCCGGTGTAAAACGAATACGCGCCCGCGCCCCCGCCCGCAATAATCAAATATTCAATCGGAATCAGCGCATTTGTGCCAAAGCCAAACGCACCTGCTGAGGCTACACCGATGGTAGATAAGCGTGGCATTTATGCGTACCTTGTTTGCGAAGCCAACACGGTAAAGGTTGCGTTAGCGGTCTTGATAATGGCGTAGGTGTAAGTGTCTACCGAGTTGGCGTTACCCGCGTTTGGGGTAATACCGCTTTGCCATTTAGGCGTGACCGACGTACCGTCAATCGTAACCGCGCTGTTGTAGTACGCAGTCGCACCTTGGGTTGCCATAAAGGTAACCGTGATGGTCTGACCCGTAGACATCAAGCTGTTAAGAGTTGCCGAAGACAACGCTCTAAAGTTTATTGTCCAGTTGGCACTTGCGTTAGTCGTGTAGTACACAATGGATTGTGTCGCTACGTCGTAGTTGATCGTGCCTGTTGCCGCTGTAGCCGAAATGGTAGTTGGCTCAACAATGTACTTAAACGTGTTACTAGTGACGTTAAGCAACTGAAAGCGTGTACCGTCGTACTCAATGAGCATCAACGCGCCAGCAATGATGTCGCCCGCCGCCAAAGGTGTTGTGCCAAATTTGGTGATTGACTTAACACCAAGCGTGTCAATGTCGATCGTTACCGCAGCGGTGTTGGTATTCTGAGCAATAAAGCTGTATTGTGCGCCCGTAGCGTAGCCACCCAAAGCAGGTGTTGCCAAGCCGGTTAACGTGTTTGTACCGGCAACCGTGATCAGGTTGCTGATGCTTGTGGTGTCGTTAATTGCGGGAATATCGTCATACGACCCTATCTGTACAAAAGCCGAAGTTTTTAAAATAAACTTGTACAGCACTCCACCATCTAACCAAATCTCAGCCGGTGTGCGCCCTGCCGCATCCAACACAATCGGATTGGTGTTGTTGGTTGTGCCGTCGCGGGTGGTGTAGGTCGTAGCTGGCGTAGAAGTTCCCGCTAGATAGGTGTATATCAAGCCACCGGTCAAAGGCGCGCCATTGGCGTCCGAGAATTGCGCGCCCGCACCAGCAAAGGCTGAAAGATTGATCGACATTAGACTATCCCTGTAATGATGCCGTTGACGACCGTCACGGTTTTAGAATCGGTTGTTGTGAACGTACCGGACGCAGCACCCGTGCCGCTGCCTAATTGTTCGTACATTGAATTGATAAACCTAAACCACTCACGCGAGATCAAACCCGTTGCGGGGTCTACAAGCGGAACGCGCGGTGCAGTAATTTGTGTGGGGTTCATGCTTTGGTTGCCTCAACGTCAAGTTCAGCCGCCATAATCGCAATTTTGACCGGATCGGTGCCTGAAATCTCATACACCCGATCACGCAGTTTCTCAGTCATGCCAAGGCGACGCCAAAGCACACGCTTGCCGTACTCGCCCACGCCGCCCATTGATTTCCAATGTTCGTTTGACCAAGTGTGACCACCGTCATCTGACCAACGCAGCATGACTTGAGGTTGCACAAAGTCATCCTCTGCAATAATGATTTCGATTTGATCGACAATACCGAGTGACCCCGATATGGTTAAGGGGCTCAAGTACACGCGCCCTGGCACCTCGACCACACCTGGCAAACCCACACCGGCCTCGCAGATTAACTTGAGTGAGTGTTGCGCGGTACGTTTAAAGTTATTGGTGCCGGTAGGCAGCGCGCGCCACGAACGCAACCATTTCTGAGTGCGTGGGCCATCTGCGTAAACTTCCAAATCAAAGGCGTACAAGTTGCCGTTTTGGTAGTCGCCTACGATAATTTCTTGGTTAAACGACACTTGGCAATTGCTGCGGTGACGGCTAAAGTCGCCGTTGCTAAAACTTGCTCGCTCATGCCACGCCTGTGCTGCCACATCAAACACCCAAGTCGCTTGCGCGGTGGGGAAAGTCAAGACGTAAAACGCATGACCGTCTTGTTGATAGGTGTAGGCAATAGCGTCAGAAATGTCACCGTACTGTTGAATCTGCCACTCGACTGCGTGGGTGCTAATTCGCACACCGGTGTAGCCTTGCGAGCGATAGACAATCCCGCGCCCGCGATCATCCGAGCCTAGCCAAAACAACCCGTTATCCAATTTGGCAACGGAAAATGTTGCGGCACACCCAATCTCATTAAACGCACCTTGGATTCTCTGTAAGGGAAAACCCGCACCGGCTGCTGCGTTGTACCAAACCTCGACTGAATTTGTACCAAACAACCAAATCTCGGAATGGTCGGTAATGGATGACACCAAGTTGTCAGGATCGCCCTCTGCGCTTGCGAAATCAAGAGGGTCAATACTTAGTGGGTCAAGCAGCGCGGTCGTCCACACGCGCTGGCTATCGGGCTCTATGAACACAAAGTAGCCGCCAAGGTACGACACCGTTAACGCACCAGGGAAGTCTACGTCAGTAATTTGACCAAACGCGCCTGTTGTGGCGTTGTAGACAAAACTTGGCCCATTGCAAGCAACAAATAAATGGTTGCCATCATCAGTCATCGACACCGGCCCATCGTTGGCAACTACGCCGAGCGTAGTGATAACGTATTGGTCATCAACTCTATAAAGCGTATTGCCCGACACAACGTAGGCGTAACCACCGTATTGCCAAAGCCCACGCACGGGGCCAGTACCAACTGGTGTAATTAAACGCAGCCCTGGTGCACGGTTCAGAAAAGCAGGTTCTAGTCCGCCCTCGGCGACCACCTCGGGAAACAAGTTGATCATACGGTTGTCGGCAGCGTTGACGCTGCGAGCCGTATACGCGGAGCCGAGGATAGGCGACTTCATTAGTAGTTACCGGCAAAAATGTTGAAGCGCTGACGCGTTGCAACAATTGAGTACGGCAACGACATAATATCGTCAGGATTGTTGATGCGCTTCAAGTTACGCTTAGAGTACATCGCAATACGCGACACTTGGGGGCTAGGCTCCACGCCAAACTCAGGTGCAATCTCACACGCCAAGTTGTACTTAAATGCGCGAAGATAGCCTGGTGGGAACGCCAAAGGTGTAGACAACAACGCAGCAGTAGTCAGTTCCTCGACCGACACAATGTGCCATTCCAATACCTTGGTAGGCACCGGATAGACAGTCATCGTAATGTCGGGGTAAGTCATATTGACAAACATGACTTGGGGATAGGTGGACGTCACGGTCTTGACCGCAATGCCGTTGTACTGCTGTTGGTTAACTAACTTAATACCAAAAGAAATGCCCGAGGACGCATCTTTAAAGTAAGTCGAGTCATCAACTAAGATAGGTCGGTTGCCTACGAAGTCGCCCGTGGGGCCAAGAGTGCGCGTGGCAAAGCCTGGCAACCAAGAGAAGACCTGATCTTGCGTTGAGAACACCGACAAGCGCTCGGTGTTCCATGAGTCGATCATCTGATTGAGTGCGGCTAACGCATCATTAGCGGTCGCAGCCGACGGTTCTTCACCTTCAGCCAGTTGACCGATTAGGCGTAGCGCGCCGTTTATCTGATCTCCCGCCGTGGTCGTAGTCATAGAGATTGTCCTTTTAATGGTTTAGCAGCAGCGCGTTTATTTCCCATTAAAGACGCTGAAATTTTTGCTTTAGTTTCAGCAGAAAAAACTTTGCCTTTGTTTAATTCAGCTAGACGTTGTTTTTGAGTTTCAGATATTGTACAAATACCTTTTTTTGCTTTGGATATATTTAGTTTATGCTCTTCGGTAAATATTT